ATTAAAGAAATAATCATTGTATTTATATTTCTTATTTTTTGATACCCCTTTACTATGCCCTTTTTGATGTTGAGGTCTTAATTCTATATTAAATTCATTTAAAACTACAGATGCAGTTCTTGGACATACATGACATATTTTACTAACTTCTCTTAAACTACATCCTTCAGAATAAAGACGAATAATTTCCTTATTTCGTTTTTCTTTTTCTTTCGAATTATTCTTAGCAAAACGATTTATATATAAATTATTTCGTTTAAGAATATCAACGACAGTATGTCTATCAATTTTATATTTATCTGCAAGTTTAATTACAGGAGTCCCATTAGAATATTCGTTACATATTTTTTTATCTCTTTCAAGAAATTTATAATCCATAATAGATAAATTATTTTTATATAAAATTTCTTGAACTTCAAGAGTAGTAATTTTAAAAATTTTGGCTATTTTATTTATTCCAATATTATTTTGATACATGGAACATATTAATTGTTTATCATAATCTTGTAGCATATATTGCCTCCTTAATTATTTATTTCAATTAATATATTACCATAATAAATTTATTTTTTGACCAGGTTGTGTTCCTCCCCAATACACACAGTTGATAGTCATTCTGGAACCGAGTCTTCCTATCCATCTAAATAATGTAGCAACCATATTTTCTAATTTGACAATACGTTTTTCTGCTTTATCACCAACACGCATTGCCACAATCATAGCATCTTTACCATGAATATGTGTTGTTTCTTTATATGGCTTAACATCTGGTTTATGATACTCAAGTTCTTCTATCTTTAAATCTATTGGATAAGCATCTTCGTTATTAGGCATTTTGCCTGGATTGGAAGTTTTAAATTCTCGCTCATACCTAGTAGGGTCTAATAAATGTTGACGAGCTTTAATAGCTTCTGAATCACCAATAATAGATTGTAAATCGGACAAGCCGATTGATTTCATAATATTTGTCGTTACATCATTCCAGCCAGCACCTTCACCTAATTGGGTAGCTTGTTTAGCTCCTTGAGTAGCTTGAGTCGATGTATCTTTTTTGTCTGTTTCTTGTTTTTTATCTTTGTCTTCTTGTTTATCTGTAGGCTTAGGATTTTCCTCAATAGTAGTTTTTATGTTATTCCTTTGCTCTTCAGCCATACTTCACCTACCATTTCTTTAAAAAAAATATTGGTGTTATTTTTATAGTAACACCAATATTATATCATAGATATCTATTTTTTTACATCTTCTTTTGTTTTATCTGTATCAGATTTTGTATTATCTGTTTTTTTATATTTATCTGTATTTGATAAAATAGCAATAGCTTGTTCTTTAGTATATTTATTATCTAGTAAATACTGCAAATCATTTTGTTTAAAGAATTTACCATTAGGAGCTTTAACATCAGAATCTGCACCTTCATCTTCTTTATTTTGTGTAGCATCTTGGTTAGTTACTTCAATAGTATTTGCCAATACCCATTGAGGAATAGTATCAGATACACATACTAAATCTGGATAAATAGGTTCACAATATGTTTTACCTTGAGGAAGTTTAGTAATCTCTACTCTATCTCTTCCTTTGGGGACAATACGAAATCCTCTATCAGAAGAAGCAGAACCAGAAATAGAAGAGCCGCCTTTAGCCCCAGCTCCATTGCTAGAACCATTTTTAGCACCAGAAGCTCCACCACCCCAACCATTGCCACCATAAGAATAATGAGACCAAGCATCACCATCAAAAGCAATATCTATATGTTCATTATTAGCAGCACCATCTTGATATCCTTCCCAGTTCATACCTAAACCAAGAGAAGCACCATATCGTAAAAATTCATCTACTAATGGACCAGGTTCAGAACCTTCATTAACAAGTAAGCCTGCACCGCCATAATCAGATACATCTATTTTCCAACCAGTAGCATGACAGTGAGGCGTACCAGATGCATGATGACCATCTGTACCAGATGTTAATAATAATTTATTGCCACCAGATTTTTCATAATACCATTTACCAAGTGCTTCTAAAATATCTGTTGCACAAGCTTGTGCACCTTCTAATGAAGCACTACCAGACTGCTTTGCCCAATATTGACCACCATCAACATCAGACATTGTGCCATAATCTTCTTTCAAACTTCCCTCCTATGGATTATTTCTAAATGTATTTAATTCATGATTTGTTTTAAAATCACCTTCGAGTCGAGCATGATGCCTATCATTATCATAATATCTTCTTTCACCATAATAACGTCTACCATCATATGTAGTTTGCTCAACTGGGTCCATTCTAAAACTCCATGTCATATCATTATTAATAGAGTTATCATCTATATTTTGATAATCATATCTATTAAATTTAGTATCATCTAACATCAAATCAGATAATTCTTCTTGTTTTTCTTTTTTAGCATCTTGTTTTTCTTTTTTGTCATCTTTAGCTTGGTCTAACAAGTCTTGTAATGGATTATTATCTTTTAATTGCTGAAGTTTTTTCTTTTGCCAATAAGTAGCTAATATTTTTTCTCCTGTTTCAGTATTTTCATAGTAATAGTCACCGACTACCATAATAGTGCCAGATGCATCACAGTCCATTACTTCATTAGGATATAACATTCGTTTTAATAACCACATAGTTATTTAACCTTCTTAGCTTTTAATACATTAATTTCTTTTAAAATAGAAGATACTTCTTCTTGTGTTTTATATCCATTATATTTTTCAAAACCAGATAAAATATTATATGTATTATCTGTTACATAGATTTCAAATAATGGCTCATTATAATTATAAGCAGCATAAAAATTTTCATTTACAATAGCAGAATATCCATTTTTGAAATCAAAAATATATTGAATTAATTGTTTAGTCTCGGAAAATCGAGAAGGTTCAAATCCAAAATCTCTCATTTATATCATATGTCCTTTCTTGGCATATCAACAATATATTCACCAAAAACAATTGTTTTGTATTGTTCATTAATTACATATACGTTAGTAAAACGTAATGCTTTGCTAACAACATCTACACGAGTACCATCTTTTAACTCGTTGTCTTTATCGATAATATATACGAAATTAACTCGACTATTACTTTCTATGTTAGAACCTTTTATTTCATTAGTGATAACGGCACATGTTTCTCCATTAAGGTCAATATGTTTTTCTACATATCCTCTAACAATAAAAGGACTATTTAATATAAAAGCTTTTTCATCAGGTTCATAATTTCTTTGCACTAATACACGATTATTTGCATTTTGTACATCATCTTGATGCATAATGTAATTGATAGGTGGTAAAAATATAGCCAATAATATTATAGACAACAACATAGTTAAAAAGCAATAGAGGTAAATCTTTTTTCGACCGACAACGATTGTAGTCTCTTTGCCATGTTTAAACCGCATGATTTTTAATTTTTTAAAAGTAAATATTATTGACACTAAAATTGCCATGCAAAATAATGCAACAGCTGCTTTCGTAATTAAAATATTTAATAGCATATCTATAATCCTTTATTCTCTTATTAACAATAATAATATTTTTTAAATATCTATTAACTATTATTACCATTAATAAAAAAATAAAGGCGGTCTAACAAGACCGCCAATTATTTTTTATCCAATTGCTAATGCAAGAGTATCATATACATTCATACTATTAGTTTTAGTTCTGCGTTTACCTTTAACAATTTCTTGTAAAGTTTCATATTTAAATACTCTAGGAATATTAATTAATTTTTCTTGTTGCTCTTTAGCAGTTTTCTTTTGAGATTCAGAAGTTACTTTTGTAAATGTAGCAACATCTACTGTATCTTTAATGCCATCTGTAATAGACATAGCAATTTGATTCAAAATATCATCGTTATTGCTCATGGCATTTAAACCCTCTTCGGTAAATTTACCTTCGATAGCCATAGATGCTTGTAATTTAGATGCCATTAAAGAAAGAATTGTTTCTTGAATGGTTCCTTTATAATACAAGAAATAGACTTGAACGTCTTTATCTTGCGATAAACGCCAAGAACGACGAGATGCTTGACGCATCGTAAACAAATTATAGCCCATCTGATAGAATACAATTGTTGTAAATGCCAATAAATCTAAACCAGTTTCTACAAGAGATGGATTGCATAACACAACATCATATCCTGCTTTTAATTTTTTATCTAACCACTCTTCACGAGTAGAAGATTTAACAGATGATGTCATTGTAATGGCTTTAATTCCATTCTCTTCAAGATATTTAGGTAAGTCTGTACCAATATCAGTACGATTTGTCCAGTGATAGTACACTAATACTTTTTCGCCAGCTTCTTTTTTCTCTTTACAAATACGCAACAATTCTTCTGCTTTTTTATTTGTAAATTCAGTTAATTCCTCTGGCGTGTATACTATTTTACCATTATCTGGATTAATAATTTGTTTTTGTCCATATGGTTGGTCAGGATATACAGACATTAACTGTGTAATCTGAGACATAACTTTCATCTTGCCAGTACTACTACGACTCAATTCAGTCTTAATATTGTCTTGCATAGCATTATATACATTAGCTAATGGTTCATCCATATCAATACCAATAGGGATTTCTTCATATCCAGGCATGGCTTCAGACATATCTTCTTGTGTCATAAATACAGCATTTTCTAATAAGAATTTAGTAAAGATTAACGGACTAATACCAGGCATTTCTTTCGTATTTAAACCAGATTTCTTTTGATTATTCTCACCAATAACCCAAGAAGAAATGGTTTTATATACACCGTACATTCTTACGAATTCTTTTTCAGATTCAGTAGAATATTCAAAGCCTTCTTTTTTCATTAGCTGAGGAAAAGCTCTAAACAAAGTATAGTATAAAGAAGATGCATACCCATTTAATAAAGTACCAGTTAGACATAAAGATTTTTTAGCAGTCGCTAATAAAATACCAAATGCCTGTCCTTGTAAACTTTCTTTGCCTTTGAGTTCTTGAATCTCATCGGCAATGAAATAATCAATATGTCCTTTTAAGAACTTATTGATATATTTTGCAATAGGGTATTTTCTAGGAGCTCGTTGAATAGGAACCTCCCCATTTAAAATTTTATCGAATTCTGGGAATAATGTTTTTTCTAATTTATTTCTGCCATTAACATCTTTACCAGAAATTTCATTATATAATTTTCGAATCTTATTAACTTCAACATAACCATGTTTACCAACTTTAATCCATTTTGCATTATCGTCCAATGCAGAATTAACTGGTGTCCATAGTTTAGTCTTAATTATTTTATCTTCCCAGCGTTTAGTTTCATTATCAAATACTTTAATTGTTTCATCAATAATATAATTATCTTTATTAGGCTTTAGAAAATCCAATTCAGTTAAATTTAATTTAAGTTTATAACGTCTACGACCAGTACCGTGATATTCGTATCGATAAATTGGTTTACCTGTCGTAGGAGATGCGTAATATCCAGTAACGCCAGTACTTTTATCTTTTTGATTCTTCCAAATTACAGCAGGTCTTTCCTCGTATCCATATTTGGCAGCCTCTTTAGACATGACAATCCATAAATGATATCCTCGTTTTGTATTTGTAATATCAGATTGAATATCTAATAAATCATTAAAGTTATTTACAATGACTGATTTAGATTGTGGCAAACGCATTTCAATTTCACGTTTCCATTTTTCAACTAAGTGACCTGGACACATAATTACATTAGTCATTTGTTGATTGTCATTCTCAATTAAGTTGTGCAAATAACATGCTGACATAGCCATGACCGTTTTCCCACTGCCCATGGATGCTACAATAAATACACTTTTTTGTTTTTTTAGAGTTCGAGAAACAGTCTCAATTACACCTCGTTGAGCATCATATAAATTAATGTTTCCAATATAATCAACATAGTCTGCTACTTCCGTTAAGTCTTTAGAATATGTATCTATTTCTGGATTAAACATTGGTACGAAATTATCTTTAATTTTTTCTGCTAATACTTCTTTATAACTATTAAGATAAGAATCTAATCCAGTTACTTCTTTAATTGTATTAGATACTTCTTTTGTGGCACATACAGAAATTTCATCTTCTTTAATACCAGTAGATAAAATTTCAATAATTGTATTAACTTTCGCAGAAATATTCCAACCAAACATTCGTTTATCTTTACGAATATCCATACCAGAAAAAGCTGTTACACAATATCTATTTCTTAATTTCTTTAATAAGAAATCAGTCCATTCTTTTTTAATTGGAACTGGACATAAATTGTAAAATTTATTAAATGCAACATCTAATACCTTTTGTTTTAATTCTGGCTCGACTGCTTTATAAATATCGGTTAAAAATTCATCAATTTCCCAAGTATAATATGCATCGCGAGATGTATCAATATTACTCCAAGAATTTTCGTATTTACTTTCCATCTCTACGAAGATATTAAAATTAATTGTTTCATTATTAGAAGACTCATCTTTGCGTTCAGTAAAATCTTTAGCGTAAATAATAATATTAGAAAAATCGCTATTTGGAATCTTAGCAGTTTCTAATACTAAACTTTTGGCTTTAGCGTCTAATGTATACCTTGAATTATATATCTTGGTATTTCTTTTTAATTCTGATTGGATACTTTTAACTAATGTAGAATATCCGAATCCAGACATAAAAGCAACGCCACGAGAACTAAATAATGTTACATTGCCCTTCATTGATGGTAAGTTTCCAACTGAAAAACTTAAAGCCATGTATTTCCTCCTTATTATTTTTTAGTTAACACTAGCTAATTTGGTACCGACAAATATGTCGGCACCAAAAATATTCTTATATTAAACTACGATATGTTCCATCTGGTAAAAATAAATTAATTTCTACTTGATTGGATGTAGTTTCTTCAATAGTAGCTGATAAGCCACTATCATCTAAAATTTCTTCTTTATTTTTTGATTTAACAATTCGACCTTTTACAAGATGCGAATGTTCTGCGTCTTCTTGCACAATGCCATCTAAACAACCAGATGTTAGCACTAAACCAAGATGACCAATATTAAATGGCAATAAAGGACGTTTATGGTAATCAGATAATAATTCTTGTTCTTGACTCCTCCAAAAATTAGAAGCCGCTTCTGACACTTCATACATTTCATGAATTTCTTCATCTGAAATAATAGAACCACGGAAATATTTAATAATTGGTTTTAATCCAGTTACTGTAAATTTACGTTCATTCCCTTCAAATTTTTCAAATTCAAAAGAAGAATTCATTACATTGTAATAACGTAATGTATTAAATATTTCTTCATCTACTTCAACGCCTTTACATTCTTCTTTTTTAATGCCAGTAATAATAACAATATTTTCACCTGTTTTTTCTTTTTTAATATCTACATCTGTAATATATTTAGATAAGAAAGAACAGATGCCTCTTGTTAATCGACAAATTGGTATAACTAAAAAGACAATTCCTAATGGTTTAGTATAAGCAACAATACGAGAAATATATTCATAATCTTTTGGATTAATTAATTCCGCATTTGATGTTTCGTATTGAGATTGAATATATCCAAACGATACATCAAAAGAGTCATTAGTAATCATACAGCGACCTTGACCACCAAGAATACTTTTCTCAATAAAATCTCGTTTACGATATGAACACTGTGAATCAAGAGATACAGAATAAATTTTATTTTCTAAGGCGATATTAATTGTTTCGACAGTTCGAGCATCATCACTGCCATACACTAATATATTTAAATCCCTATCTTTTTCAATAGAATGACAAAACCGCAATAAAGCATCTTGGTCAATTCGATAACTATTGCAGCTAGAAACAAATTCATTAAATTCTGTTTTACAATAAGAACCATATGAACGAATTAATTGTTGTACATCATCATCATATGATGCTAAATGTAAAAAATTATCTAATATAGCTACTACTTTTTTTGCATTATCTATGTTTTCTAGGGTATCCATTAAAAAAACTTCTTTAAATGCTGGTTGTAATTGATATGTAAGTCGTCCAGCATTTAAATATTTATAATATAATGCTTCAGAAAAAGAATTAAAAATATTCATCAACACATCTTTCGTATTATAAAAAAGTGTATCAAAATTATATTTTACTTCTTCACCATCTATATATCGTTGTAAACTATTTTTAATATTTTTAGCACGCTCAATATTTTTTTTTAAAATTTCAAGACTATATATCATTTCTTATGATGCACCCACTTTCTTTTTTTAGGAGGCTTATTTTCTTTACGGTACTCTTTAATAGGAGCAATTACATCATAAAAAATAGTATTAAAAGTTAAATTCGTATTTATATCCCAATGAATAACATTATTCTCTTGGTCATATTCAAGATATAAATAATAATCCATGTCATCAATATTAACACATAATTTATTATTATAAATATAAATATAGCACTCAATACTATCTAAATTTTCTAATACAACAGTAAGCTCTTTTAATTTGCATTGTTTTAAATATGTTTCAATTCGCTTTAATTCATATTCTAACTTACTTTGATTTAATTTCATTAAACTCATATTATTTTCCTTATATAATTTTCATTAACATCTTATCTAACATCTCATTGGATGCATCCTTATTAAAGTTCACGAACTTACTTAATGAAAATTCTTTTTCAACCTTTCTACCAGTAATTAATGCAAAATTTTTATAAATAGAATAACGAGACTCTTTATAAATAGAATCAAACACCCCTGCAAAAATAGCAGGAATTAAAGTTCGCATATCTTTATTTTCATATAAAGATTTTGTAGCTAATAATTGTTTTGCAGCTTTTTCACCAATACCAGTAATAGATACTAAACCTAATCTAATATGATTATCTTCTACAACACAATTATATTTAGACATATTAAAGTCTACTGGCAATAATTTAATACGCATTTGTTTCATTTCTTTTTGAATATCTTGAATTACTTTTATATCTTTATCTTTATAAGCTTTCGTTAACATAACGGCATAAAATTCTTTTGTATAATATATTTTATAATAAGCCGTCACATATACTAATGTAGCATAGGCAATCGCATGAGCTTTATTAAAAGAATACAAACCCATTACAGTAATAATATTCCAAATCTCTTTAGCATGAGTATTACATTGATTAAAGAAAAATTCTTTATATGTGTTAATAGATTTATCTTTAGCTAATAATTTCATCATCGTATAAGCATCTTGTAAAGAAAAATTAAATGCGCACAACAAGCTAATTAATTGTTCTTGGTATAATAAAATACCATTTGTATTCTTTGTAATTTCATCATATATAGGATGAATACGTTTCTGATTATAATTAATATATTGTACATCTGCTTTAATAGATAAAAATGGAGCACGAATTAATGCTAATACATTTGCTAATTTTTCAATAGAATTAATATGTAATTTAGGTAATCGTTCTTTATACAAAGAAGAGGATACTTGAAATACTCCAGCTGTCAAAGATGTATTTAATAATTTAAATACATTAGTATCATTAAAATTATTATCTCTAATAGATACAATATCACCAGTCATACTTTCTAATTCTTTAATAATAGATAATACTTTAGAAGATAATATATCAAATTTTACTAATACTTCCTCTATTTCTTCTTGCGTATTTTGAAGAACTAACATATTATCTTCTTCTTTTATATCTGCTTTCATTAAATCTAAATTAGAAATTACTACTCCAGAACTATGCATAGATTGCTTAGAATTATTCAAAAATCTAGCCACATGATTATAGCCATATGTATTTATTAAATACATAAATAATTGTTTTCGTTTTCTACTTTCAATATCTACATCAATATCTGGAATTTCCATTCTATCTTCAGACAAGAAACGTTCGAACATTAAATTATATTGAATTGGGTCAATTTCAGTAATATTTAATAAATAACTCACTAAGGAGCTTACACAACTCCCACGGCCTGGGCCGATTTTAATATTATGTTCTTTGGCGTAATTTACATAATCTGCTACGATTAAAAAATAGCCAGCAAAATCTTTATTAATAATAATAGATAATTCTTTTTCAACTCTATCAATATACTTTTGACTTAATTGTAATTCATTAATTTTATCATATACTAATTCTTTTAATTTAGTATTTTGATTTTCAATTACTGGAATATTCATAGTATCCCTCCTTTCTCATATTAATTCTTATAATGAAACAATGATATTATACAAGGTTCATTTTTTATATTTCGGTGCTCGACCACCCGTTGTTTTAAATCCTAAATCAGTTCTAATTCTAGGAGTCGTTTTCCGATTTGACTGTAGAGTATCCACTTCTTTCATTTCTTGTAAAGCAGCCTCTAAATCTTTTTTATATTTCTTACTAAATTCTTTTAATGGAAAATAGAATTCCATTTCATTTTTTGTGTAACGATAATCTTTTCTGACACGAGTTAATTCTTCCATAATATCAATTTTTGTATCTGGATTATTTTCTAGCTCATGCAATAAGTCATTTTGTTCACGTGTTAAATTATTTCGCTCATCAAATAAATGACAATGTTGTTCTTCCCTAGTATTTAGTAAATTCAAAAAGTCTTCGATAATTTTAATATCGTTTTTTTGAAATTCAAACATATAGAAAAATCTTAATCCCTTTCATCATCTTCGTAATCTGGTTCTACTACTTCGTAGCCCATTATGTCTACATACTTAATATCATAATCTTCTTCTGTATTCTTCAAATCGTAACCTACAAAATCAGCAATGACATCTTCAATACCATCTAAATCTAATTTACCATTATGATATTCACAAGGTATTTTAATTTTAGTTGTCAACGTAATGGTACAGTCAAATTCAACTTCTCTTTCCATATTTTTCTCCAATTAAAAAAGAAGAGTCAATATATAATTATATATTAACTCTTCTACTTTAAATATTCTTTTAAGTCTGTTGTTTTATACAGATATTCGATGACATATTGAGTCCAATTATCTAACATACTAAATTTCATTAATATGTCATGATAAGAAAACCATTTGCCTTCTATTTTATCTGTTTCTTTTACAGAACATGATTTCACATCTAGTAAAAATACAAATCCTAAGTGGTCACCAGTTTCACTCATTGTATCTCTTACTGTGCCAATGTAATTAAAAGCCGTGGACAAAGTATCTTTTTTATATAAATTAAAAGATAATTCTTCTTCTAATTCTCGTTTAGCACAAGATTCAATAATAGATATAGTATTTAAACAACAATCAATTACATCTGTATGACCACCAAATCCTGACCAACAATTAAGTAATCTTTCTTCACCAGAAATTCGCTTTCCAATAAAAAATTTCTTTTTAATTGGATTTCTAACAATAATAAAAGAGACAAGTTGTTGAAGTGTTTTATCTCCTTCAATAGTATCTCTGCGAAGAAAGCTCCCTAGTAAGTCAAAATCAGAAAGCTCTTGCTTTATATCGCAAAAGCCTTCTGGGATATGATTTGTTTTAATGAATGGTATTGTAAATACTAATTCATTATTTTGCATTTAAAGCTTCTTTAGCTTTTTCTGCAACTTTAAATTTAAGAGATACAGATGCTTCTTTATGAACTACTTTACCATCCAATGGGCTTTTGTAATCACGAGCAGCTACTTCTTTCTTGGAGAAAGAACCGAAACCAGGGAGTTGAACTTTGTCATTCGTTTTAACAGCTTCTAAAGTTACTTCAGCGAAAGCTTTCAATACAGCTTCTACAACAGTTTGTTTTGCCTCAGATTTAGCAGCAACAGCTTTAATTAATTCAATTTTTTGCATTTAGAGTTACCTCTTCCTTCTTTAATAATATTTAATATAATATTCCATTTTAGAAAACAATGGAAATATCGGCGTTATTCCGATTTCTGTTTGCATTATATCTTATTCCAAAATATTTTGCAAGCTTTTTCCTACAAATTAGACAAAATTCTTTTTTTAACTAAATTAATTTTTTTAATTTGTTTAAGCTTACCAGCTTTACATTTTTCTAACGCCTGAATATGACAATGAAGACAATTTAAATTTTGTACAGAACCACTACATGGATTATTGAAAAACAATATTTGTGCATATGCACAAGTTCTATAGATACTACTAGATTCTTTAACATGAGTACCATCAGGTAATTCGTAATATTTACAAATACAATTAAGATATTTATGTTTCATATTAACTCTATCTAATATTTTAACAGAGCCATCTCTTTCTAAAATACTTTGATATTGTTTACTTTTTCTTTCATATATATCTTTTAATTCTTTTAGTGTAAAATCCTCAATTTTAAAACGACTAAGATATTGCATTAATTCCATTTTCATAGACTAACACCATCTTTTTTATCGTAACATTCTTGACAATATACATTGCCATCAAAATCTTCAGTAGCACAGTCTGGGCAGATATGTTTATTACACTCAGAACAAATTAATAAATCTGTATCTGTTTTTTTACAATCCTCGCAGATATTATCTTCTGATTTTCTAATATAATCATCTTCTTCGTCTTGAGTATTTGTTAATTCTTTAATCGCATCAATCTTTTCTTGCATATCCATTACAGGTTCTGGTGGAGCATTTTGTACTACAGATTGATAATTAATTAAATTTTTCGCACCACATTCTGATAATGCGATAATGTCTTTATATGGACTAATGCTTTCAAAAATTTTACAAATACTTCTTATCTGACAGTTATCACACAAAAACATTATATTACAATCCCCATCCTTTCTAACACAAACGATTTCATAATTGCTTTTTCTTGTTCTGTTTGAGCAGATTTAAATGTATCTAATACATTTTGTAATACTTTATTTTTTGCCTCTGTAATCAGTGTATCATAAATCGTAACACTTTCCTCTAATTGGTATTGCCAAAATGGTTTAGCATGGCTAGAAATATATTCATCTAAATCTTCTTGTAATTCATTAGCTAAATCAGCTATATCTTTACCAGATGGAATAATGAATACTTTAGCATAAATTTCTTTTTCTGCCAGTAACATCAATGATTTTTTAGTAGCTTTTTGTCCAGCTACATCATTATCTAAACACAAAATAGGAGTCATATTTAATTTAGCGATGATATCTATTTTTTCTTCTGTTAACGCTGTACCTAATAATCCTACAATATTTTTAACATTATATTTAGAGGCAAGAATGACATCCATCGCTCCTTCTGTAATCTTGATTTCATTGCAATTTCTATCTAATTTATTAGCACCAAAGAAAAATGAGGCCTTGTTAAAGACCTCATCATTTTTAGAATTAATATATTTAGCATTAGAAATATTATTTAAATCTCGATTCGTAAAACCAACGATGACATTATTATGATTTACTAATGGAATTGTAATTCGCTCAACAAGAACATCTTGTTCTTTATTAACCGTATATCCAATATTCCACTCATTAATATCGTCATCATTTAATCCACGAGCATATAAATATTCTTTGGCTTTATTAGTTAAATTAGCATGATAACCATTAGCACGAGCTTTTAATATTTTATATTGAAATGCTAATTGATTATTCTCTAATTCCATATGGCTTCTTTTAGCTAATATTTCAATAGCTTCTGCAAAACCAATTTGTTTTTTGCCAGGAGCGCTAGAAATCCATTGCAAAAAAGCAATCGCATCGGAACCATAATTTTTATGAGCCGTATCTTTTTTACCAGAATGACAACCCATACATGCCCAGCTCCATCTATTATTCTCGAACCAAATTCTAAATGAAGCTGTGCTATCATTATGGTTTGGATGCGGACAACGACACATCCAAACAGTACTAGATACCTTCCGAATATCAGAAGCATATTCAGAAATTAAATCTAGTAAATTAGTATTATTCTTAACAGCCTCTATGAATTCTTTTGAATATCTCATACTGTTTCCTTTCTTTATTTAATCGTAAACGTTTTGTCTTGTGGTGTAATTGTTACACCTTCAATTAATGTGTCATTAATATACAATTTATTATTAATGACCGTACCAGCTTTTTTCAAATCTGCTTTTTTAATTTTAGGTTCAACTGGTTCAAAGAAATCATCAATATGATTATTTTGTAAAGACGCACGTAGTTCTTCTTCATTATATTCATATTTATCTTGAGCTTTTCTAAAAGATAAAGTGCCTTCGATTAGCTTAATAGATTTCTTCCCAGTTTCTTCCATTTCTTTTTCGGCATATACTTTTAAAGCATCGCCATATACAGACAAATAAAATTGATTAGATTTATTAATTTTTTCTAACCAATTATTTACTTTTTCTTGTTGCTGTTCCATATATTGTTTAGCAGCTTCTTCTGCTTTTTTAATTTCATTAGCTGCTTCAATATATTTTTTAGTAAAATATTCTGCTTCTTCACGAGTCATTTGTTTTGGATTATCCAAAGAGTTACCAGAAATTAATTCGTTATCTTGAGCTTCAATATCTTCGATTAAATCGGCAATTAATGATTCGTCTGCTTTAAAAATAACATTCGGAATTTCGTTATTCCCGATTTCCATATTTTGTTTGAATATTGATGAGAGGCTCATCTTTTTTATCCTTTCTAATAATAATATGCACGACACCATATATCATAACACATATACACCACGCACAAAATGCAATTAATTTATAATACTCATCAGTTATATATGATGGTATTAAAATAACAGCAAGTAAAAACAAAGCAAACATTATTCCATTCTCCTTTTTAAATAATTAAATATTCTTTTTTCTATTTTAGAAAACAAATCGTTGAGAGATATATTAATAAAAACATTTTGTAAAAATAACTTATTATTATTTCTCTCTAAAACAATTTTATTATTCCCAAAATCAAATATATCTCCATATTTAGCTTTTACATAAGGATAAAAAGTATCGATAGCAATAGAATACATATCATGTTTTAAATCTATATCGCTTGAAGCAAATATATTATATAACAAAGGATATGTTTTCTTAAAATTTTTTAATTCTGGTTCTGTTGCCAATGACATTATATCTCCTACAGCATTATATTCAATAGTAAAAAACATTGCTAGAAAAACCTCAATACCGTAGAAAGTTTTAAAATCAAAGAATGGTTTATCAGAGAAAAATTTATTTGCTTCTTCTGCAAATTGGATAGCTTGTTCTTCTTTTTTTGCTGTTTCAGGTTCACCATCAATTAATCTAATAGAATACGAAACTTTTTCTAAATAAGAAGCGTTTATATTTAAAAATTTACCACATACTCGTATACTAAATAAATCAAGAATTATATCCCTTGGCAAAAAACTTTCTTTAAAATATTTAACTACTTTTGGATGATAATATAGGTTTTTTATTAAATTTTGTATATAGATAAAAAAACTAATTCCAGTAGGAAACAATCTACAATTTTCAATAATGCAAAAAAAAGTAGTTCCAACTCTCCGATATGTTGCTTCAGTCTCTAACATATTTAATTTATTAATATCTAAAAATAAATTCGATATTTGCATAAATACATCTATGTTTCTTGCTTTATGACTACATAGAATTAATGTGCCATTAAAAATTCCATTAGACATGTTTCTTTAACTCTTTCTTACTAATATATTTTTTTACAGCGGCTTCTATATCTTTTAAAATTGGAACAATATCTTCTTCGTATATTACATCTCCAATATGAATTTCATCTTTTTCAAAAGTTACTTCTAGTTCATAATACTCATAATTATAATCTTCTATGTATTTTAAAAAGATATAAGAAGCAATTTGAATTACGCTACGATATATACCAAGATTAAAGCCTAAATAATTAATAATAATTGGGCCAGCTACTGGCATTAATTGCATCACATATTTATAATTATCGTCTCCATCTTCAAGATAATCAGTAAATATTTTTTCAAAGAATAAACGAATGCCATAATACGTAGAGAAATCAAACATTTCTATGTTGCCAACAGCATCATTAATATTTTCAGAAGTAAATGGGAGATTTTTAATAGTATGGTCAGGCACGTCATATATAGTTTTATCATCTTGGGTACCAATAATTTGGCTTTCTCCATAAAATTCATATAATACATGACAACCAGGTTCATAATCAGTGCCCATTACACTAATGCCGAAACCAATAAAATCATCAAAGGTTAATACTTCATATTTTTCTTTATTCTGGCTATCTGCTTTACACAATTGTTCAATCTCATCATCAAATTTTTCTTTATTAAAATCTAAAAGATAGTTAAAAGAACTTTCATATGTCCATCTACCAGAACTAAAAAATGGTCTAGAAATAGTTTCGACATAATCTGATTTCAAATTAAATTCTAAATCTTCAACATACACTTCTTCGAAGCTACCATAATAATTATTTGATATATCTAAATAAGCAGTTAGCAAGCCTTGCATTTTAATTCTATTTTTTGGAGTATTTTCTAACGTTTTATTAAAGAAAAGTACGTCGCCAGTAAACGATGAATCATTAGCCATAGTATTCCCCCTTTCTTATGTATATTAATTAATTAATGTATTTTGCTTACGAATTAATTTATTCATTTCTTTTTGTTTTTGAATAATTTGATAAGATAATTTGCCAATTTCTTCTTGTTTTTCTTCGATAGCTTTTTGTAATCTTACAATTAATTCTTTATTATTTTTTTTAGTATATTTACGGCGATTTTTATCTAATAAACGTTTCAAAACATATTCAATTGCTTGACGAGTTACTCCATATTTATTGGCAATATATTGATATGTATACCCTTGTAAATATAAATGTAATTTATCTAATGTTGTTTGAGATGCACCATCTAAATTAGCATATTTAAATTTTTCATTACGAATTAAAATTTCTTCTTCTGTAGCAATAATATCATCATTTTTGCGTCTACAATCTAAACAAACATTAGTTTTATTTCCTCTACCAAGTTCTTTGCCACAAATCTTACAATATTTTTCTTTAGCTTTATATTGAATATCTAAATTATCAAGATAACAATTTTTTTTATTTCCATCTTTATAAACAACAAAGAAATCTTCTGTTTCTTGTTCTAATAAAAATGCTTTGGCAATTAATCTAGCAATAGAAAAACGTTTTTTATCTGTTACTCTTGTAACAACCATACCATTCGCTTTATATAGAGTGCCTCGATTAATTGTATATCCAAAATGAGATGTATATTGTACTACTTTATCTGAGTATACAAAAAAGCCATCAATGACTTTACATACACCGTTCTTAACATCTTTTTGAATTTGTTCTTTTGGAATACGCTCTTGTTGCATACATTTTCTCCTTATAAAATAATTATAGCCACCCAGTATTATACAAGGTGGCTATAATTAATACATGCCTTTTACAATTTCGGCATCATATTTTCTTTTTTTATTTATTATTTTTTGACCAATTTCGTCATAAGAATCTTTAACGATTAATTGATATACAAATACTGTATCATGAATTGAATCTGCACGCTCAAGTCTGCCATGTCGTTGTGTTTGTATTGCATAACTATCCGCAGCTTCATATTCGATTAGATACTTACAAGCATTGAGATTTAAACCTTCCGCGCCGCTGTCAGAGCATAATAAAATTTTATAATTATTCATATTTTTAAATTTATTATATACTTCATTATATCTATCTTGGCCAGAAATACCACCATTAACATATGCAATACCAACATCTTTAATAGATTTCATTTCTCTGACGCGATTAGTAATCACATCTTGCATACGTCTAAATTTAGAAAAGATACAAACTTTTTCACCAGATTCAATGATTTCTTCAATTAGATTCATTAATAAATCTAATTTATGATTTTCTTTACACCCAGTTATGTATTGTTTAGCCATTTCACTTTCTGATTCAGATAATAATAATTCTGAATTAGCAAGCTCTTGAGCAAAAGCTTGTCTAGCCATAATACCAGCATCTAATTTAGCACGCTCTTCGTTATGTAATGCTTCAGCAGGAGATAATGTTTTGTCTAATGCTTCTAGTTTGCGTTTCATTTCAGCTAATTCGTCTAATAATTTATTAGACATTTCTAATTGTTCTGGTTCAAATTCACAATATAACTGATTAACAACTAGCTGAGGTAATTGTTTTGCCACTTCTTTTTTATCTTTAATTATCATATATGGTTTAATTTTCGTGTGCAATTGTTTAGTATTTTTAGCACCAATAACACGACCATAACCACCATATTTTAAATACAAAGAAGAAAAATCAGATTTCTTAGGAAATAATTCTGGTTGTATAAATTTGAATAGACCATAAATATCTTCTGGATTATTTTGAACTGGTGTAGCAGTAGCTCCAATAGTCATTTTAGCATTACCAAATTTAGCTAATGCTTTATTTCTTTTTGAAGTATTTGACTTAGCATATTGTATTTCGTCAGCAGCAACGAATTCTAAATTCATTGCTAATAATTCTTTGCTGACTTCTTTATCTAACAAAGTTTCATAATTACAAATATACAAATCGTAGCCTTTAAATTGATTTTTAAATAATTGGCTACGTTCTTTTTTTAATTGTTTGATTTCTTCTTTTAATTCTTTAGTTTTTTCTTTTTTAAATTCTCTTGTTTTAATTCTATTTGTTATATTAGAAGTTAATTCTGAATATGTTTTAATAACAGTAGCTTTTAAATCAGAGAATTTACCAACTTCTTGTTGCCATTGATATTTCAAACTAGCTTTTACAATAATAAGACCAGGACCATTAATTACATTTTTATGCAAAGCTTCTAAATACGAACAAATAACGATAACAGTTTTGCCAGCTCCGCAAGGCAGGACAGTAAGGGCCTTTTTATTATGCAAAATAAAATTTGCAACCTCTTTTTGATAGTCATAAGGTTGCAATTTCATACAAGAACCTAAATTAAAATACGAATCTACAGAAAATTTATTTTCTAATTCATTATAAATTTGCTCAGATACAATCCAAGTTTTATTATCTAAATTATATTGAACTTTACCAGAATTAAAAAGACAAAATAAATAATTAAGGTCTTCCTTAGAAACAGAATTAATTTCAATTTCATAGAAAGACCCTTCTTTTGATTTTAATACTAATTGTTTCATATCTATAGTATTACATGCGTTTAATATATTTGTCATCAATTTCTTTTAAAAATCTTGATTCTTCATAATTTCTCCAAGCTCCGCGAGAGTTAGATTTATTATGACGAGTCAGAAATAAAAGAGATTTAGCACGAGTCATACCAACGTAAAATAAACGACGTTCTTCTTCTTCCATATGAGATTTAATAGCCATGAAAGAAGGAATTTGCATTTCGCTACAACCAATAATAATAACGATTGGCCATTCTAACCCTTTAGAAGAATGAATGGTAGTTAATGTTACACCACCATGTTTATTTTCAGATTCTTGTTGACCTACAACCATTGCATCTAATAAATCTTGTAACGTTACAGATTGTTTAGCGATAGCAATTAATTCATTAACAATTTGCCAACGAGCTTCAAATTCTTCAGCATCTTTTGTTTTCTTAATAAATTCTTTATAGTTTACTGCTTCAACTACTAGTTCAATTAACATAGCAGGTGTCATAAAAGAACTACCTTCTTGAATTTGTTCTAATACTGCACAAAAATTAGCTAATCCAATTTTTTGTTTAGCAGATAATCCTTTACAAGATAATAATACTTGTTTCATAGAAGCAATATCTTTAACAGAATCTACACTATGTAAGAAATGAAATGTTAATGTTTCAATAGCTTTTTCTCCAAAACCTCGTTTAGGTACTTGAAGAGCACGACAAATAGAAGTAAAATCTTTTGGATTATTGAATACTTGCAAGTAAGAAATAACATCTTTTACTTCTGCTCGATTATAGAAAGGTAATCCATTTACAATATGATAATTTACTCCATTTGCTAAAAAAGAATCTTCTACTGTTCGACCTAAATAAGACATGCGATACAATACAGCAATATCTTCTTCTTTATAGCCTTGTTTAATACAAGATTTAACGATTTGAGTTACACGAGTCGCTTCTTTTTTATGAGTATCTAATTCAAAACTAACAATAGGAGCACCCACTTCACCTTCCGAATAAGCTACTTTATCAAATAGTTTAGTATTATTCGCTACCACAGAATTAGAAGCATTAACGATAGTTTGACTAGAACGATAATTTTGTTCTAGTTTATATATAATTAAATTATTGTCTTTAATGAACTGTGCCCAATAATTTACATCAGAGCCACGAAACGCATAAATCGATTGGTCGTTATCTCCAACCATGCATAAATGAGAATAATGACCACACAACAATTTAATAAAACGTAGGTCCTGACTACTGCTATCTTGAACCTCGTCGGCCATGATATATTGGTATTGAGAATTAACTTCTTGCAATACAGAATTAAAATTTTCTAAAATTTTAATCGTATAATAAATTAAGTCATCAAAATTAAAAGCATTTTGTGCTTTTAAAATTTGCTGAAACTCTTTATAAATATGTGCATATTCAATATGTTCTTCTTCTAATGCAATAGTATCATCAGGAGATAACATATTTAATCTACAATCTGAAATATAAGATTTAACAAAACCTAAATCAAAATCTAATTCATTTCTTTTTAAAATACCCATAATAATTTCATCACATTGTTCAGGGTCATAAATAGAAAATGGATTAGAAAATCCAATTAAATGACAATATTTTCTTAGTAATTTTACACAAAAAGCGTGATAGGTACATACTGTTAAATTTTCAGCTTGTTCTCCAGCTACTTTAATAATACGGTCCTTCATTTCTTCGGCTGCTTTTTTAGTAAATGTAAACATTAAAATATTTTCTGGTTTAACACCATCAATCATCATATACGATACTCTTTGAGTGATACAATAAGTTTTCCCAGAACCAGCAGATGCGATAACTACCATGTTTTTTTTGTAATTCATAACTGGTAATTTTTGTTGGTCATTTAACTGTGATAGAATTTCTTCTTTCGTCTTCATTTTATTTTAATCTCCTTTCTAAAAATAGGAGATTAAAATCTCCTATTTTAAATTTAAAAATTGGTCTGGATTATCAGACATATAAAATTCACTTTTATCTTTAGATTCTGCAATAGAACCATTAATAACTTGCATAACTTGGTCTACTGCTTCATGACATTGTTGACCAATAAAACCTTGTAGTGTTTCAACCTGAATATTGCCTTTTTTATCAATAATTACTTTAACACGTTTTTCCATTTGTAATCTTCTCCTTGTCTTAATTTAATATTAAATGCTGTATCCATTACTTGTTTAATTGCTGGGATAAAATGATTTAACATAGTTTTTATTTTAATTTCATCATCTTTACTAGAAAATTCTAATGTATTATTTTCTACTACCATTACTTTACAAATCATAGAATCAAATTCATTCACACATTTAATAATATATTGAACATTTGTATTTACACATTCATATCGAACAGAAAAAGATGTATTATTAATCTCTTTCTTGCTACTTGCAAAAGCAAGCATGCTATGTAAAAAACATAGCATATTTTGTCTTTCATTTAAACACATATATACTTTCATTTTTGTCTCCTAAAAATAACTTTAGGACACATAATGAACTATGTGTCCTAACTATTTACTTATTAATAACAATAAGCACCAATTTCAATTTCGCCCTGTTGATTTTGTTCAACATTTTCAACAATATAACCAGATTGTTCTAATTGTTGCATTACATTAAATTTTTGATATTGTTGAGATAATTCATCTACAAAAGTTTTTTCTTTAAGACCTGTCATCCAAAAGTCGCCAACAACTTTTAAATGATTTTCTTCATCACCTTTTAGCACAATACCAAGACAATTATCTGCAAAAGAAGCATCTACTGCATCACCATCATTACCATGACGGAATTTAATAGATTTAACTGTCCAATCCAATTGAACACCAAGAGCTTCCATAGCTTTATTTAACAAATCAACTTTTACATTTTTCAATACATCACAAGTATAACGACGATAACAAGACATTTTAATGTCCTCCTTTTTAAAAATAAAATTATTTATTATCTACAAAATAAGTATTCCATTCTTTAATGTGTTGATTTAAAGTTAAGAAATAATAATGTCCTATATCATAAGATGCTGGACAAATTTCTAAAGTAGTAATATCATTCATATTCTCAGACTCCATAACAGAATCCATGATATCATTTTCTAAATCAGCAACAACAGAAACACCTTCTTGTTCATAAATATTATGAATACAACGAATAAAATCTTCAATGAATTTTTGATGTAATTCAATTTTAAATTCATCTTCGATTAAATCAAGTGCCCAATCAGATGTCCAAAAAGTAGTTTTATCATTTACTTCTATTCCATTAATTGTGCCCTTAAATTCTTGAATAATCTCACGTTTCATTATACTCCACCTCCTTATTACAAATCAAGGTCTAATACAGAAGCTTTACGTTTATTTTCTTTTACTTCATCTTCTGCCACTTTTCTTGCTCTATCTTTACAATATTGTTCCAATACAGCAATTTTTTCTTTAGAAGATGTAGCAATAGGAATTACTTCTTCAATCGCCTTATCAATATCTTCGAGAACGATAGTTTTATCTTCTTGATTCATAGTGCGAATATAATTAATACGTTTTAGATTTTTAACTACTTGTTGAATTTCAGCACCTACAAATCGTTCAGTGTGTCGTACAGCATATTGTAATAAAATATCATCTAATACTACATTCTTTTTATTTAAATGTACATTAAAGATAGCTTCCCGTTCAGATGTGGTAGGTAAAGAAAAATACCATTGAGCATCAATACGACCAGAACGTGTAAATTCTGGAGGTAATACGCTCACATCATTAGAAGTCATAATTACATATACACCATTATTGTTATCTTGCATAAACTCTAATAGTGTTTTCATAACACGAGCACCTACGCCACCATCAGTATTTTGCGAAAGTGCACCACCCACAGCTTTCTCCACCTCATCGAGAAGGAGAACGCATGGAGCACATTGTTTAACAACTTCCATCGCATATGCTATATTTCGTTCTGATTCGCCAACCATACGATTCATGATTTTATCCATAGATAATTTAATTAAAGGTACACCTAATTCACCAGCAAATGCTTCAGCACTCATAGTTTTGGAAGTACCTGGAATACCTAAGAATAAAGCACCTTTTGGCATATCAAGACCAGCTTTTTGAGCTTCTTCGGACATAGAAATTTGCTGTTCGTGCAACCAATCTTTTAAAATAGCATTCCCGCCAATATCTTTCATGGAAATTTCTGGAATTTTATAATCTAGTACACCAGATTTCTTTACGATATTGATTTTAGATTGAGATAAATACGTAGCATCAAGTTTCTTAAATTTAACGATAGATTCTTTAGATAATTGAGAAATATCTTTAATCGTTAATCCAGAACACATATTAACAAGTACATCTAATTCTTCTTTAGTTGGTAATTGAATTTCTTCACGTTTTTCTTCTGGAGCTCGATTTTTTAATTTTTCTAATGTCTTAATTGGAGTAGCTGTCAAAAAGTTAAAAATATCTTGTTTGGAAGGTAACGTATATTCAAATATTTTAAATAAATGAGCAATAGAAGGATGTACTGTGTTTGGAGATACAACAATAATAGGTGTATACGATACAGGTTTACGTCCTTCTTTTACATCACGAATATATCGTGCAGTTTTAGGATTTTGAAACAGTGGGTCTAAGTCTTTTAAAATCCAAATATTTTTTGTATTAACATTATCTTCATCAAAAGAATCAGGAATAATACCTAACTCAAATAATTGAGGAGGTTCTTTCATTCCTACATTTACTTTTTCATAATTAGGCCCAGTAATTAAATCTACTGGTACTACACCTAATGTATTAGACCATTCTTTAATATTACAGAATTTAAATTTTTCCATGCCAGAAAGCATATATAAAAAATCTTCTAAAAAATCTGCTTCCTCAATAGTCTGAACCCAAATACATTCAGTTCTCGCAGAAAGCAAATCTTTTAGTTCTGATAAATCTCTCATTATAGTTCCTTTCTTATTTTTGTCTACAAATCGATATCCAATTCAAATGTATCTGAATTTCTATCTTCTTCTAATTCTTGTAGAAAACGTTTTGAATATGTAAAGAAATCTTCTTCTTGTTTTCTTTCTACATATACAGGTACATTAATTTTCTTACTTAGATTAATCGCTGCTTTACAATCAATTATATGATTTCTGCTTGTATAATTAGCAATATCATCTAAAATAATATAACGACCAGGATATCGTTTTTGGTTTGGAATAAAATTAATAACTGCCTTATCGATACTTTTAATAGAAATATCAGAAATAACATTTGATAATACAATTTTTTCTTCTTCAAAACTAATTTTTTCAAAAGTGGTTAAAATTGTATCGTTATATTCAATATATCCAAAGCCTTTTAATTGCAAATCCTGGTGAATAACATTTTCTTTAGCGAATAATTCTTGTAAAATATTATTTTTAATTGTGTCTTTAATAGATTGGATAAATGTATTTTCATCAATACTATCCATTTGTTCATTAATAGTATCAAGAACTGCATTAGCTAATAAATTAACATTATAAGATTGAGCAAACTTATATTTATTTAATTTACCAATAACAGTACCTGTTTCACTAGGTTTATCATATTCATAAACATAATCAATAATATTTTCGTCAAATATATTTTTTATATCTTGTGTATTCAAAAGATATGTCATCGGCATAATTCTTTTAATCGGTAACGATTTTTGATTAAAGAATTCGAATGTTTTTTCATCGACATATACAGTTGTATCTTTAAATTTTTTCTCAGCTAGTATCATATTTTTCCTTATTTTTTCATATGGAAAATCAAGTTATCTTTCTCATCTAATGAAATACCACTTAAAATTCCAGCAGGCATTCCAATTTCTTTCTTACAATCGTATACAACTTGATTTCCAGAACCAATTACGTTAGTAAAACCATCTTTAATATCATGGTCAAATTGATGCAATTCTTGTTTATATTCCCCATCGATAATAATGTCGCATACATCGAATAATGGTTCTAACCCCATATCATAGATATCATTAATTGTATAATGCGTGATAACAATAATATGATGACCTAATGTTTTAAGTCGCTCACATACTTCAATTAATGGCCAAGCTTGGTCTAATGGTTCTCCTCCTACAAAAGTTACATATTTACTTCCAAATTTATGAATTTGATAAGCAACTTCTGTACAAGAAGAAAGAGCTGTGTAAACATCTTGTTCCCACAGCTCTGGATTAAAACAACCAGGACATGGAGTACCCTCTCTGGCAATTCGACAGCCAGCAAGGAACACTTCAGTCCTAATATTATCATATGGAGATGGACCAGAAGCATCAGACTCCCATTTAACATCGTAAATCTTTAACTTATTTTCCATCCTAATTCTTTCTTTTATTTTATGTAAGAATGTCCATCGTCATCAATTGTTACAACAACAGCTCCACATTGTTTACATACATATTCAGTTCGTTTGTTAATAGACTGATATGTATTATGTTTGCTATTGAGTAATTGAGTGATTTCTCGTTTAATTAATTCAGTATGATTACATTCTTTACATTTAACTAAATTTAAATCTTCAGCAAATAATAAAGCCATTAGCTTTCACCTTGTGTTGCAATTAAATTTTCAATATAAGCAACAAAGTCTTTAATAGAATTTGGCTTTAACATAAGGACACTTTTAACAGCTCCTTCTGTAAATTCAGAAACAAGGTCGTCTAATTCAGAATCAGAAACTTGATAATTTTCTTGGAATTGTTGAATATAATTCCATTCGGTTTTATATTTTTCAATTTCTTCTTCTGACCATGGATTTTGTTCTTCCATATCTAAGAATTCTTGTTCTTCTTCTGTTAAGTATAAGTCAGCGCCAATACCAAACATAGAAGCTGCTTTTTTGAGTGCATCAGTAGAAGCGACTTTATATAAGTTTTGGTTGTCTTGAGCACCCATTTTAAGAATCGATACTTTAGAACCATATGCCTGTTTGGATAGCGGAATTAAATTTCCATTATCATCTGTAACCATAGCTGTTAATGTACCAAGCACATGACACACTTGACCAGGTTTAGCACCACTAATATCTTCTAACCATGCTTTATCTACTTTCCAATTCCAGCAATATCCGAAAGCAGCATTTAATTTTCTTACTACAGTATATCCTGTAATATAAGATAATGTTGTACCACTTTGTTGACGCTTACGAATTAAAGTAGGGTCAGTTTGTTGACTGAGGAGCTTTTGCAGCCCCTCATCAATTTTTAAAGGTTTAACCATTTAATTCCTTTCTTAACCATTAACTAATTGCATTTCAGTTTTAATGGCAGATGCCATTGTAATGCAAATATCTGATTTATATTTAATCATTTTCATGATTTCATTAAGAGCATTATATCGCATTTGTACTGCATTAATCAATGTAATGTAGTTAATTTCTTGACCATTAATTTTTGCTTTCATTAATGCTAAAGTACCACTACGTTTACGTTCTTCAGAATTAGAACCAGTAGAGTTAGCAATTTTAAATGCAGTCGCAGAACCGAAATCTTTATTTATGAGAGAATCATAAATTTTCTTTTGTTCTAAATAATGAGGCATAACTTCATCGTTTAATGCACACAAATCTGCTAATGTAAATTTCAAGGTACCAGGGTTCATATCTGCTTCAATACGAATATTAGTTACTTTATCCAAGAAATATTTTTCTTTTTCTTTCCATTCATCATCAACAAAATAATTTAAATATTCAGCGGTAGATACATTAACATCAATTTGGTCACCAAGAACATCAATAGTAGTCATACCAATTTTTTCTACTTCTTCATGTTTCTTAGAAGATTTCTTTTTAGATTTTTTATCTTCTTTATCAATTTCTTCTTCAATAGCATTAAGAATTGGATTTTCTTCTTCAGAAGATTCTTCAGTAGATTCATCTGTTGTTTCTTCTTTATGTTTACGAGGACGACCACGACGTTTAGGTTTTTCTTCTACTCCTTCCTCTCCAATAGTTTCTTCTGTAGTTTTGGATTCTTCTTTAACTGTTTCTTCAGTTTCTTCAGATGCAGTGTCTTCGGCAATGATTTCATTTTCGTTTTCCTCTTCTTCTGCTACAACTGGTTGTATAGTTTCATAATCTTTATCTTCAGAAGGCATATTATTTGCTACAGGTTCAGATTCTTCCGCAACTTGTGTTTCTTCTGTAACAGTTTCTGGTTCGTCAACCTTTGGTTCTTCCTTTGTATCAACAGTAGGTACATCTTTTTCTTCTTTGTGAGAACTGGGTTGTTTTGCTTCAACAATTTCTTCTAATGTTTTAGGAGCTTCAGTAGCATTTTGTTGAGCAGCTTCCATTTCGGCACGTTTTTGTTTAATTCTATCTAGTAAAGACATATTGTATTTCCTTTCTTTGTCTTCTATAGCCATCCATTTTGATGACAAAAATCGAAAGCTTTTTTAAAACCTTCCATAAATTCTAATTCTTCTTGTTCACATAACTCCTCATCTTTAATTTCTCTTTGTTGAATTAAAAATGTAGGAGATTGAATAGCAATAGCATCTATAAATCCAATCTTAAAAAAATTATTTTTACTCTTATTAAAAGATGCATCGCTAAATACATTAAATACTGAACTACCTAAACAAATAATTAAATTGGGGTTCATAGTTTCAATTAAATTATCAAGATATATTTTGCAACTATTTAATTCTTCAAAAGCAAATGGCCTAATTATAGTTTCATTATTAATAATAATTTTTGACAAACAATTTACCATATTTACAAAATAAAATTGCTCTTCTTTTACATTATATTCTTCAAATACAGTAGAAAGAATTTCTTTTTCTTGCGTACCTTCTAATACAGAAACAATATCTTTATCTAATTGTAATTGACTTTGTAAAGGCTGTTCACAAATTATTAAAATATTAGCATTAATATTTCCATAAGGAATTGTCTTAAATCCAGAATAACGATTAGGGCAATAATCACATTCTTCAATATAATTATTAATTTTATTAATCATCATTGGCTTCACAAGATTTTTAACATATAATAAAGGATTATTTGGATTTTCCTCTTGAATTAATTGTAATATTTTTTCTTCATTCATGGCCAATCCTCTTCTTTTACTAATTCTTTAGCTAATGCTAATTCAGCTCTTAATTCATTAATTTTAGCATTTAATACATCTTGATGTTTAAGAAGAATTTCTTTATCTCTTTCAAGAACTTTTTTAGAACGTCTATCTTCGACCATGGTTTTAACCATGGACATAATTTGTTCTTGCTCTGTAATGACATATACTTGTGGGTCTGTCTCAAAAAAAGAGAATTTTAAATAATAGAAATCCATATTTTCGGCTAATGCTTCTCTTTTTAATTTGGATAACCACTTTTCTTGAATCGTAAATGTTTTTTTACCAGGAGCTTGTTCAACAGTTCTTGTTTTTAACTCTTCCATGACATTAATAAGCCCGCGAATTTGCTCGTCGCCTTTCTCTATAACAGTAGCAC